GTTGATGTAAATGATAAAATAAATTTGTTGGACCAGATTGCTTATTGTGCGAGAGTCTCCAACCCATCCAATCAAGATACAAACGCTCCATCAGATAAGTTGGTAAGATATCTCATTAAGAACCAACACTGGTCTCCGTTTGAAATGGTGAGTGCCTGTCTTGAGATTAATACCACTAGAGACATTGCTAGACAAATTCTTAGGCATCGTTCCTTCTCGTTCCAAGAGTTTTCCCAAAGGTATGCAGATGCTTCTCAATTAGGCTTTGAACCTAGAGAGGCAAGATACCAAGACACTAAAAATCGTCAGAATAGTACCGAACTAGACTTGAATATAGATGACGATAGGAGACTGGCCTATCAATGGGAATTGATGCAAAATGATATACTAAAAAGAATCCAATCAACATACGAATGGGCTCTTGAAAAAGGTATTGCCAAAGAGCAGGCTCGTGCTGTTTTGCCAGAAGGTATGACCAAATCTCGAATGTACATGAACGGAACCCTCAGGTCTTGGATACACTATATACAACTCCGAAGCGGAAACGGAACTCAAAAAGAACATAGAGAAGTAGCAATTGCCTGTGCTGAAGCTTTAGAACCTGTGTTCCCTATGATTACCGAATTTATTACACAATAACAATTATAAGGCAAGAAAATATGACAGAGAATTATCTAGGTATTACCATAGATTATGAAAAAGATAAATTGTTTGATGAACTAGGAATAAAACGATTAAAAGAATCGTACATGAAAGATGATGAAACTTCTCCACAACACAGATTTGCGTTCGTATCCTCCTCATTTGGATCTAATCCTGAACACTCTCAGCGCCTTTACGATTACGCCTCTAATCATTGGCTCAGTTTTAGTACTCCAATTCTTAGCTTTGGTCGTTCTAAGCGTGGGTTACCTATTTCATGTTTTCTTAACTACATTGAAGATACTGCGGAGGGATTAGTTGATAACCTCTCAGAAACTAATTGGCTTTCTATGCTTGGCGGTGGTGTGGGTATTGGGTTTGGTATTCGTTCTGCCGATGATAAGTCTACTGGCATTATGCCTCATCTTAAAATTTATGATGCTTCTTCTTTGGCCTATCGTCAGGGTCGGACTCGCCGTGGCTCTTATGCTGCCTATCTTGATATTAGCCATCCCGATATTATTCCTTTTTTAGAAATGAGAAAGCCGACAGGAGATCCTAATGTCAGATGCCTAAATCTACATCACGGCATTAATATCACCGATGACTTTATGACTATCATTGAGAAGTGTATGTTGGATCCAGATTATGACGATTCTTGGAATTTAATTGATCCACATTCAAATGAAGTGAGAGAAACTGTGTCGGCCAAAATGTTATGGCAGATGATTCTAGAGCTTCGTATGCACACAGGTGAACCATACATTCACTATATTGATACAAGTAATAGAATGATGCCACAATGGTTAAAAGATAAAGGTTTGAAAATTAACCAATCAAATCTTTGCTCTGAAATTATTTTACCTACTAATGAAGAACGTACTGCCGTATGTTGTTTATCTTCTTTGAACTTGGAGACTTATGATGAATGGAAAGATAACGAACTTTTTCTTCAGGACGTGGCTGAGATGCTCGATAACGTCCTTCAGTATTTCATTGATAATGCTCCTGATAGCATATCACGAGCAAAGTATAGCGCCAGTCGTGAGCGCAGTATTGGTATTGGTGCACTTGGATTTCACGCTTATCTCCAGCGAAATGGAATTCCCTTTGAAGGAGTAATGGCGAAAGTAACAAACAATCAAATCTTTAATAATATAAGGACAAAATTAGATGAAGCGAATCTTCAACTCGGTACTGAGCGGGGTGAGGCCCCTGATGCTAGTGGCACTGGTAGACGTTTCAGTCATCTTATGGCTGTTGCTCCAAATGCTTCTTCGTCTATCATTATGGGAAATACTAGCCCTAGTATTGAGCCTTATCGTGCTAACGCATATCGTCAAGATACTCTATCGGGAAGCTACTTAAATAAGAATCGTTGGTTAGATAAAATCATTAAAGAGAAAGCAAAAGATGATAACGATTATAACGATATTTGGTCTTCTATTATTGCTAACGATGGTAGTTGTCAACACTTGGATATTCTATCTGATTTGGAAAAAGGGATATTTAAAACATCAATGGAAATAGACCAACGCTGGGTTATTGATTTAGCGGCAGATAGACAACAATATATTGACCAAGCACAATCATTGAATCTATTCTTTAGACCAGATGCTCATATCAAATACATTCATGCTATTCATTTTATGGCATGGAAAAAAGGCGTTAAGACTCTATACTATTGCCGTTCAGAAAAGATTGGTAAGGCAGATAAAGTGTCCAAGAAAATTGAAAGACAAGTTATCAAAGAATTGGACATGGTTGAGATTGCAGCCGGAAACGATTGTATTGCTTGTGAAGGTTAAATGGAACAAAAGACTTGGTTAGACAAATGGGAAAGAGTAATGGACAATATTCAGAGAGTACTCTGGGTATTGGTTCTTCTAATGTGGTTAGTCACGGAGTATAAATTCAAATGAGAAAAGAAATAAGATTAACTATTGAACCCGGTGGAAATATAGGTGAAGATTCTTACGTCTTGGATGTACATCGTGGAAAAGAAGAAAAAATAATATCTCGCATTGATAAAGAACATTCATTGGTTTTCACTGGTAAAAAATTTGATGTTTGTATTGAGTTTAATCTAAAAATAAAAATAAGATGGCCTAGAGCAAGACGACCATATATTATTTTTATTGAAGGTGATAACAAAAAGAAAATTAAAATGCCTGTGAAGAAAAATGCTCATTACAAAGATAAAAATAACACCGAGTATTTAATTGTTCGTAGAACAGATACCGATTGTAAAGAATTTTTATTATTGGTAGCCGATGATAGATATAGTAGTAACTTAATAACACACTAACGGAGAAAATATGAAAAGGGTAATTAGATTTACAGCATCATGGTGTGGACCTTGTAAAGGTTTAGCAATGACATTAAACAACATTGAAACAAATATACCATTTGAAGTTATTGATATTGATGAGAAGTCTGATATAGCAAGAGACTTTGGCATTCGTTCTGTACCAACTCTTGTAATGTTGGATGAGAATACAGAAGTTAAAAGAGTATCGGGTGCATTACCACAAGCAGAACTAGAGGCATGGTTGAATGATTAAGAAAAAAGATTTAAATCTTACAGAAGACAGAAGTTATTTCAAGCCTTTTAATTATCCATGGGCATATGAGGCTTGGTTGAAGCACGAGCAGTCACATTGGTTGCACACCGAAGTACCTATGATGGAGGACGTTAAAGATTGGAAAAAGAAGCTCACGAATGAAGAAAAGAAATTTCTCACACACATCTTCAGATTTTTCACTCAAGGAGATATTGATGTGGCCGGCGGGTACGTTAATAATTATCTTCCTTACTTCCCTCAGCCTGAGATTCGTATGATGCTTCTTGGCTTTGCAGCCAGAGAAGCACTTCATGTGGCAGCTTATTCACATTTGATTGAAACACTTGGTCTTCCAGAAACAACATACAATGAGTTTATGGAATATGCTGAGATGAAAGAAAAACATGATTATGTCATGGATATCTCCAACCAAAATACAACTAAAGAGAATACTGCAACCCACATCGCCGTGTTCAGTGCATTTACTGAAGGGATGCAGTTGTTCTCCTCTTTCATTATGTTGTTGAATTTCCTAAGACATGGTAAGATGAAAGGTATGGGTCAAATCGTTACATGGTCTATTGTTGATGAGACACAACACGCTGAGAATATGATTAAAATGTTTAGAACATTCATTGAAGAAAATCGTGAAATTTGGAATGATGAGTTAAAAGGTAAGATATATACAATTGCTGAGAAGATGGTAGAACTCGAAGATAAGTTTATTGATTTGGCCTTTAACATGGGTCCGATGGAAAACTTAACGGCTGAGGATGTTAAAAAGTATATTCGTTATATTTGTGACCGCCGATTGATTTCATTAGGACTCAAAGGTGTGTTTAAAGTGAAAAGGAATCCTTTGCCTTGGGTAGAGGAGATGATTAACGCACCAACACATACTAACTTCTTTGAGAATAGAGCAACAGACTATGCAAAAGGCGCTCTCTCAGGTGATTGGAAGGATGTTTGGGCCAATTAAGGAACGACAATGACAAACAAAACAATTATGGCTGAATGTGAAAGCTGTGAATCAACATATGAAGTATCTTACATGGAAGAATTAGTATCAGAAGACTTACCAGAGAGATGTCCATTTTGCGGTGAACCCATCCAAGAATTATCTGAAGACTATATAGAGGACGATGATGATTCTGAAGATGAGGACGAATGGGAATAAACTGGACATATAATGATACTGATTTTACCGAAGAAATGATTGGTGACAATTATGGATTCGTATATTGTATAACAAATCTTACCAATGGTAAAAAATACATCGGTAAGAAATTTTTTTATTCCAGCAAGACAAAACAAGTCAAAGGCAAGAAGAAAAAATTCAAGGTTTCTAGTGATTGGCAAACTTACTACGGATCCAACACAGAATTGAAAAATGATGTTATAATGCACGGAGAAGAAATGTTCAGTAGAGAAATCCTACACCTTTGTAAAACCAAGGGTGAATGTGGTTATCTGGAAGCTAAGGAACAATTTGTCCGTGATGCATTAATTGGTGAAGAATATTACAATTCATGGATTATGGTTAGAGTTAGAAAATCACACATAAAAGGTTTAGAATGTTAGATTTGATGAAACAATTTGATGCTGATTATGACGCATTATTTTTCATGCCCCATGATGAAGATGAAAACAAAGTTGAAATCCATGCCAGAAATTTTGTTGATAAAGGAGAACCTATAGGAGGCAATCTTATTGGTCCTGCTTGGCATGTGGTATTGTTTAAGGTTAATGAAGAAGGAATGGCCAAGGATGTTGATACATTTGATGCCATATTTGCCGAACCTAGGGAATATGTTTCGGAATTAATACCACTTAATTTTTTTGGAGTGGTAGCAAGAAAAACAACAACCTCAAAAATTTTCCTAGAAGATTTCGTTGACAAACTCAAAGGTAACTGATATAATACAGTTTTGAAACTTGAAAGTTTATTATGATACTCGTTGATTTGAATCAGGTTCTATTGTCTGGCCTGATGGCTCAAATTTCAAACCAAAAAGGTAAGAAACTTGAAGAAGATTTAATTAGACACATGGTGTTAAACATCATTAGGAACCACCTAAGAAGTTTCCGTAAAGATTATGGTGAAGTGGTTTTATGTTCTGACAACCGTAAATACTGGCGCAAGGAGTTCTTTCCTTTCTACAAAGCTGGTCGTAAGAAAACCCGTGAAAAATCCGATTTGGATTGGCACTTTATCTTTGATATGTTGGCCAAATTTAAGGTTGAGCTCAAAGAAAATTTCCCATACAAAGTATTGGATGTCGAAGGCGCTGAAGCTGATGATATTATCGGTGTATTAGCACCAATAGCAGTTAAGAATGAAAATGTTCTGATTATTTCGAGTGATGGTGACTTTCTACAATTGCAAATGTACAACAATGAATTTAATAATCCACACTCAATTAAACAATACAATCCTGCATTGAAGAAATTTCTTGTTTCTGCCAAACCATTGGATGAATTAAAAGAGAAGATTATCAAAGGTGATAAAGGTGATGGTATCCCTAATGTATTATCACCGTCGGATTGTTTTGTCCGTGACCTAAGACAAACACCTGTCACTAAAGGTAAACTGGACAAAATGATGGCCGAAGAATATTTGGACTGGACTGATGATGTAGCCAAAACTGGTTTCTCCCGTAATCAAGTATTGATTGACTTGAGAAATATCCCTGATGATATTAAGACCAAAATCCTAAATAGTTATGAAGAAACTGTGCCTGCTTCTAAAGGTAAAATATTAGATTATTTTATTGCTAATAAACTGAAAAATTTAATGGACGTAATTGAGGAATTTTAATGAAAACTATACACGAAGTATTTGATGAATTTGAAGAAGCTAAAAATAAAAAAGAACGAATGGCGGTTATAGAGAAAAATCTATCACCAACACTCGTAAAGGTTTTAGAACTAGCTTTTAATCCTAACTACAAATGGAAAATTACAGAGTTGCCAGATTCTTATAAAATTCCAAATGACGTTTTACCTGGAATTACGTTTGATGGATTACCTTCTCAATTAAGACGCATGTATATATTTCAAGAAGGTAATACAACGGCAGAATCATTAACACCTAAAAGACGAGAAGAATTACTTTTGCAAATGTTGGAATCTATTGAACCAAGAGAAGCAGAAATTATCATCGGTATTTTATCTAAGGACTTAGGTGTTAAAGGCCTAGATTATAAATTTGTTAAAGAAGCATTTCCACAATTATTACCCTAAGGAGAGAAAGTGTCGAAGTTTGTAGCTAAGTTCCGTAAGAATGACTATAATGATGATTATAGTTTTGGAACAAAAAAGAAACGCAGTAAATCAAATAAAGTGGTTAGAAAATCCAATACTCAATATGAGGATTATTCGGATTTTTACAATATGGGACAAGGTAAACGCAAAGAAAAAAGAATGTCGTAAAAAAACAACATTCTGTTTGACAATCCTCAATCGGTAGTATATAATAGAGACTGTTTGGAGGAAATTTATTATGATTTATGTAAGAATCCCAAAATCTAAGCCTAAGCTAAAACCTAAAGCTGAGCGTGAACAATACGCCGAATGGTTGAAAAGCCATGAGCCAAAAAAACCTGTGGTCTTTCCTAAAAAAGAACCTTTGCAATATAAATTGACCACGCCAGCTGGCCGTGAAACTAGGCACATTCCTTCATTAAATACTGGAGCTGGCGTTGCAACAAAGTCACCAGCTAAGGTTTATACTGGCGATAAAATGTTAGGAATTGCAACCTTACACAAATCCAATGCTGTTCCTGT